GGCTACGACGCGGCCAAGGTGCCCGGCAAGGCGGTCCAGCCGGGGCCGACGCCATGATCAACACGATTGCGGCGGTGGCGACGGCGGTGGCGGCCCTGGCGGGCCTGGTGGTGTTGCTCTATACGGACCGGCTCACGGCGCGGGCCCGGTGGGAGAAACGGTATGCGGAACTCAACGAGCAATGGGACCGGGCCAAGAAGGCCCATGAGATGGCTGTGGCCCGCGGCACTGGCGATGCTATGGCTCTGTACGACCAGTGGCTGCAGGTGGCCAAGGAACTCAGCCGTCATCGTGGTGCCGGACAGCGAGCGGGTTATCTTTCTCGATCCTAACCAGCCGGCGGCTGCGCCCTGGCCGGCGGTCATCCTGTCCCGCGGGCGGTACCAGGCACTCGTTGAGGCGGAGATGATCGTGCAATCGTGGAGAATGGAATGAGCGGGATCGATATCACAGACCGACTGGTGAGAGTGCAGGGCAACTCACGGGACAACTATCTGGAAATGGAGATCGACGACTACTCGCAGGCCCTGGCCCAGGTGCGCGGGCATGGGTCGTTCTGGCTGACCGCAGATCAGTTGGACGCGACGGGCGCGGCGTTGCACAGCTTGGCGGCGCGGCTTCGGCGGCGAATGCGGGAGGATGCCGGTGCGGGTGCGGCAAACGAGCGTTGATGGGTTGATCGACCGCCACGGCAACTGCCGGAGTCTGGGGGCTCAATGGAACCACAGCCCGATCTTGTACACGCCGGCCCCGCCGGCGGACAAAACTGCGGCGTTGGAGGCGGCGATCGAGTTTGAGGATCGATCCGAGGACACCAGCGAAATGATGTATCAGACCTGCGAACGATGCCGATGGTGGAAGGCGATCCTCGTCGGATTTGGCCGGGTGGCGCCGGTGTGTCACTGTCATGACGCCGTGGCGCATTACATGATACAAACGGGCGCAGCGACGACGTGCGAGCAGTGGACGCCGTCGCTTCGCCACCCCAAAACCTCAGAACAGTCAGAGCCTCGGTCAGGGGGGGAACGTGCCCCCTTGACCGCGGGTTAGGTCGCGGATCCCCGCGAGAGCGAGTCGGTGGGGTGACCCGCTCCGCAGGCGGTCCGAGTATCGTGTGGAGTGCAGAATCAGATGAGCAAAACACGGATGGCACCTGCGGCCGCTGCGGCCGGGGCGCCTGGCGAGGGATCGCCCTCGCCGGCGTCGGTGATCAGTTGGTCGCTGCACCGGTTCCCGTGGCCGGCCAAGCCTGCGCAGCGGTTCTGCCTGGCCTCACCCTGGCTGGCCGTGGTCAATGCGCGGGGGCCCTGGGGTGTGTGGCAGCATTTGCGCCGGGAGCCGGCCTGGCTGCCCCTGTACGACTCGCTCTGGCGAAAGCCCTGGTTCGCCGGGGCGACGCCGGCGGTGCAGATGGGCGTGATCAACGTCTGGCGGATGATGGCCAAGGCGAACTACTGGGGCGTGGAGTGGGGCGAACCGACGCGGCTGTGTTTCCAGTGGGGAATCGATCCCGAGACGCTCAACGCCACGCTCTCGGTGATGCTGGAGGTTGGGGCCCTGGTGTACCTGACGCACGCGGAGAAGCTGGCGATGGAATCGTGGAAGCCCGGCGGGCGGAAACCGGGCGACGGACAACGCCAGATCCGCGACGGTTTAGGGGAAAGAGAGGGGAAAAAGGGGGGGACTATAGGGGGGGATTCTAGGGGTGAGTATGGGGTCCAGGTTTCAGACAGAGACAGCAGAGAGAAGACAGGGACAGTGACAGGGACAGGGGACAGGCGACAGCCCACAGGCAAGCATGCGCGCGCGCTCTTGTCAGGTTCTAGAGATTGTCAGCGCGAGCCAGCGACAGGGACAGACGACAGCGACAGCCGACAGGGACAGGGACACCCACAGGGACAGGCACAGGGCACAGGGCACAGGGACAGCCCCACAGAGCCTGCCAACCTGCCTGATTCTGACCAGGGGAGCGACAACCGCGGAGCCGTCCGCAACCGTCGCTCCCCGTCAGCTCTGGCCGACGACGCCGGCAGACTGGGCGACTACCTGCACTGGAGCGATCCTCTGGCGATGGATTTCGCCCGGCGGATGTTCCGGGCGGTCCTGGGCCGCGAGGCCCCGGCGGACGCTACCACGGCCTCTAGGAGCGATCGGAGCGTCTTGGGGGCCTGGGCATCGGCCTGGGTCAAGAAATTCAGCCACAGCCTCAATCCGGGCCAATTTGAGGCATTCTGTGAGCGGGCCGAACGGGATGTAGCCAAGAAACGCGGCAAGGCCGGGGTCCGGAACCTCGGCGCCGTGGCGATGGATAAGATCGTGCCGGGGATCGTGCGGAGCCTGGCGAAGGAGAAATCATGACAGCGAAACGCAAAGCAAGCGGCAAGCGGCCGGCGGCGAAGGTCGCCAGGGCGGTCAAGCGCCCGCGAGCCACGGGCCACAGGTCACGGGTTGCGAATCAAATCCCTGCGGAACTGGGAAAAGGCCCGAAACGGGGCGATGTCGGCTACGGCAAACCGCCTGTGGAGCATCAGTTTGCCCCCGGGGTTTCGGGCAATCCGGCGGGAACACCGCCGGCGCGAGCGAATTTGTGGCGGCATATCTGCAAGTTCCTGGAGGCCGGGGAGGATGAGGCAAGGCGGGTCCAGGGGGACAAGAGCGAATCTCTGGCCCGGCGGATCGCGGCCAAGCAGGCCCTGCAACTGCTGAAGAAGGGCCTGGTCGGCGTGGCGCTGCAGGCGACGATGCGGATGTGGGACCGCGATGAAGGCCGGCCGGTGGCGCATGTGGTGATGGAGAGCCCGGACGTGCTGACGGCCGAAGAGTGCGAAGAGATCCGGCAGGCGATGAAGATTCACCATGAGTGACGGGTTTGCGATGCTGACGGACCGGCAGATTGCGATGATCGGTAGGAAGATTCTGGCGTATCGGGCGCTGCCCGAGGCCAGGAAGTTCCACTCCTCGCAGGCGAAGTACCGATGGTTCTTCGGGGGAAACCGGTCCGGTAAGAGCGAGTCGAACATCGGGTATGACCTGTGTGCTTTCGCCCTGGGCGTGCATCCGTGGCGAAGGACGCCGGCGGGGGCGGTGCTCTGGGCAATCGCGCCGACCTGGGAGATGGTGGGCAAGATCCTGTGGCAGGAGAAGATCAAGGCCTATCTTCCGATGCGGCGGCTCAAGGGAATCGTCTGGCACAACAAGGGCGCCGACATCCCGAAAGAACTCCTGATCGATAACGGGGCGAGGATCGAACTGAAAGCCTTCGAGCAGGGCCGCGTCGCGTTCCAGGGCCGCGCGGTCGATGCGATCTACTGCGACGAGCAGTGCGAGCACGATTCGGCCTCGATCATGGACGAACTCGTAATGCGTCTGGCGGACCGAAATGGATATATGGCCTGGTCCGCGACTCCTCTGATCGCCCAGGACTGGATGGAGAAGCGCGAGCGAGATCCCGGCCCGCAGGACGCGGTCTTCCATGCGGACCTCAACGACAACCGTAAGAGCCGCGGCGGGTACATCGACGATGCCGAGATCGACGCCCGGATCGCGGCCTGGCCCGAAGAGGTCCAGGCGACGCGTATCAGGGGCTACTTCGCGGCGTTCCTGGGGGCGGTGTATAAGACGTTCCGCCGGGAGGTCCACGTTCAGGAAATCGAGTTGCCGGCGGACGCCCAGCACTATCAGGGAATCGACCTGGGCTTCAACAATCCGTTCGTCTGCCTCTGTGCCGCCCGGTACGGGGCGGACCGCCGATGGCACGTCTACGCAGAGCACTACCAGGCGAGGGAGTCTCTGGCCTGGCATGCCGCGAAAATCCGGGCGATGACCGGCCGGACCCGGATCGTCGCACGCTGGGCCGACCACGACGCCCAGGACATCTACGAGCTGCGGCAGTTGGGGATCGAGACGCTGCCGGCGAAAAAGGATATTCGCCTGGGGATCGAGCTGGTCCAGGCCAAGCTCAAGGTCCAGGCCGACGGCCGGCCTCAACTGACGATCTCGCCGCGATGCCCCAACACGATCCGCGAGATGATCGCATACCGATGGCGCCAGGGGACCCAGACGCGGGACCCTCGCGACGAGCCCGAAAAACAGGATGACCA